CTGCGAAGTGGCGCGGCATACGGATGAAACCATATTTGAAGAAGAAATTCTCTCATTATGGCCGATTTTGTACCCGCATTTACCGTGAAATTATGGGAGTTGAAGACATTCCATCTGTTCCGGATGTTTATGAAATTGACATTCAGGAGTGGGGGAATGAAAAATGGGAATTCTTCAACTTTAAAGGAGGCAAAACCGAAAAACTTTCTTATGCTGATGCATTGGAGTTTCACATTTCCAAGTCTCGTGAGCACTTTTCCGAGCAGAAAGATTATGTGAAGAACCATGGCAATATTCGTGAACGAATTACTATTTGTCCTCACAATCGAGTAGCCAGTACTTGTCTTGACTGTAAAAAGTTGCAAGATGAGGAAGATTATGCTGCTGAGCCTGGTTTCACTCCTGAAGCCTTTAGCAAAGCTTGTGATGCCGCCCTTGGCTATGAACCTCATGTAGGTGTCGAGGATGTTGGTATCTTTGTTTGGAGAGTGATGTACAATCGTATTGTTTTGTGGTTTGCTCCGCGCTTTATTCCTTTTGCCCGATATGTCTATGAGATGTCGAATGAAGATTTACAGCGCAGGATTGCAGTCCTACATTACATGAGTTTGTACTCATTCTTTGATTGGCTGCCAGATTGTGTGGTCAATTCTGAGCTTTTTGAGAAGTTTTATCGTGTCTACAATACACGTACAATTTTGATGCAATATTGGCAGTTGCTGATGTGCTGGTTTGCATCGTTTTTGTTGTTCCTTGTTGACAAACGTGTTGGATGGACCTTCAATGTTTTGTTGATTTGGCCTTATTTGGTCCTGTGTGCGACCGTTGTTCAAACTCGCTTGATGCTTGAATTTCGTGATCGTCGTGGCGCTTTGCCTGCGGCTTTTACACAGACCCGAGATGGCTTCCTGAAGTATGCTCTTGCTGGATGCTTTTTGCTTACCGGCATGGCACTGTGCTACAGGATGTACAACTCAGGAAAATCTATCATGGAACCCCAAGGCAATATTGCTCCAAAGTCCATGAAAGACATTGAAGAACGTGACGCTGAGGCCAATCCCTGGGGACAAGCTGAAGCTGAAGAGTTGCCAAAGACTTATGCTAGCAAGTGCTGTATTACAGACGAGTTGGTTAACAACGTCAAGCGCAATTTGTTGTACATGAGTTATGAAGTAGACGGACGCACCAAGTTCGTCAATGCTTTCTTCACTGATTCCAACACAGCTCTCATTCCCCAACACATCCTGTCGGAAGAATCCAGGAAATATACTTTCTTCCGTAGAGGCGCACATATCTCAGGATCGCGCTTCCATGAAATTTTATCAAAGAAGGATGTGATTGACTGGGGAGAGGAAGACATGTGCACTGTCCAATTGTGCAATTCCTCCCCTGCTCGTGATCTGCGCAAGTATCTCACCATTGAATTACCCAAAGAGACCCCGTTTCGAATGGTATGGAAAGGGAGAGATGGCGAAGTACAGATCTCTCGTGGTATTGCCAAACTTGGCCGTGTCAATAATGGAATCCGTAAGTTTCTCGGATATACATATGACTTGGATCAAGAGACATTTCGTGGCATGTGCGGTGCTATTATGGTAACCGACACTAAGTCTCCACAAATTATTGGCTTCCACATTGGTGGTATTTCTGGCACACCTCATGGGTGTGCTGTTGCGCTTACCGCTCAGAAGATTCAAAAACATTCCGCTCAATACTATGAGAAGCATGTATCTGCCCTTCGTCACATCAACGAGGGAACAGTGTATGAAGCTCACTACGGAATTAGTTGGTTCGAAGGAAGTGAAATTCACCCTAAATCTGGATTGAATTTCCTCCCCGCAGACTCAAATATCAGATACTTCGGTTCCTGCATTGGAAGAGCTACGTATTACTCAGACGTGGTACCCACACCGATTCGTGACAAGGTTACGGAAGAGTGTGATTATCATCAAGAGTATGCTGGCCCTAACTTTAATGGAGCCAAGAATTGGTATGAATCTTTGGAGCACCTTGCCCAACCAGCAATTGGGTGCGAGACATCTCTTCTCGATTGGGCAGTCACTGACTATTCCAATCAATTGGATGAGATCTTGGAAGTCGAAGGCATCACTGAAGGTGTTGAACCTCTTACCGAGATTGAGATTGTCTCTGGACAAGATGGAAAGCGTTTTGTTGACGCTATGAAGCCTAATACGGCACCCGGTTATCCTCTGACGGGACCCAAGAGAAACCACATGGTGGATCTTGAGCCTAATGACGAGCATAACTGCCCACGTACTTTCAGACCTGCTATTTGGGAAGAAGTGCGTCGTGCTAAGGCTGATTGGCAACAACGGCGTCGAGTGTATGCAATGTTTAAAGCATGCCTCAAGGATGAGCCTACGAAAGTCGGAAAGACTAAAGTGCGTGTGTTTGAAGCCGCGCCTTTGGTACTCCAGATTGTTATTCGAGAGTACTTCCTGCCGTTGGCACGTCTCTTGTCCTTGTTCCCCCTCATATCCGAATGTGCTGTCGGAATCAACGCAATGGGCCCTGAGTGGCATGCGTTACAAGAGGAAATTAAGAAGTACGGCATTGAGCGCATCGTTGCTGGTGATTATGCTAAATACGATTTGCGCATGAGTGCAAAGCTTACTTCTGCCGCATTCAAGGTTCTGATCATTTTCGCACAGAAGGTTGGTTACACCAACGCTGAGCTTGAAATGATGGAAGCTGTTGCCACTGAGGTAGTTTATCCCATGGTTGCGTACAACGGAGACGTTGTTATGTTCCAAGGGTCTAACCCCTCGGGTCAGAACTTGACTGTTTATATCAACTCCATTGTCAATTCTTTGTTGAATCGAATTGGTTTCCGTATTATTTATCCAAATTACACGGGAACATTTAAGGAAGCTGTTGCCCTGATTACGTATGGAGATGATTTTAAGTCGTCTGCGAACAAGAAATTTCCAGAATTCCACCACATGACTCTGGCTGAAGCGCTTGCATCAATTGATATGCGCATCACTATGCCAGATAAAGAGGCCGTTCCGGTCCCCTTCCTGCACGATGAAAATTGTGACTTTTTGAAGAGGGAGAACCGCCTCCACGAGGTAGGATACTATCTTGGAGCTCTTGACGAAAATTCCATTATGAAATCATTGAAGGCCGTTTTGAAGTCGAAGCACGTTTCGGTATACGAACAAAGTGCCCAGAACATCGACGGTGCTCTCCGTGAATGGTTTCTTCATGGTCGTGAGAAGTATGAATCTCGACGCAAGCAAATGCAATGTGTCGCAGAGTCTGAAAATATCTCTCACATGTGTTCCATGCTTGACAAGTCTTTTGATGATTGTCTGGAAGTCTGGAAGAAGAAGTATGACCCTGCTTTACTTACTTCCGACTTCGACTTCTTCTTTGTTGATGAAGAAGAAGAGGAACTTGTCTATGAGCCCCACTCTGGCGAGGAGTGTGTTGAAAAAGTAGTTGTTGATATTGAAAACATGCTTCAGATTGAACATATCTGCAAGGATGGTCAGCTTTACTACTGGTTCTCCCAACTTCCTGGCCCTATGCCACCTACTGATTATCTCAAGTTGTGGCAGTGGTGGTACCAATACTTTATTGTCCCAATTGGTTTCGGTATCATCATTTTTATGCTTGGCCACATGATTTACGAATTTCGTGTGGTAATCAGGCTCCTTCGCCGACGTCACGCAGCCCAAAAGGC